TCATTGATCTCTGTACGAGTTTCCTCATTGATCAGTTCGCTATCTAGTAACGGCTTTAGTGCGTCTAGCATTTTAGTTCCCTTTAATCTTGAGATCTTTGATTAACTTCATTACTTCCGTTTTCAAATATCTCTGTACTTTGTTATCCTGCCCTGCTTCTTTTGCCATTTCAAACAATTTATGACCGTGCTTCATGTTCAGAAGACCTTCATAAATGGCTGTAGGATAAGCATTTGGAGCACTTGGCTGGGCAACTACATCAACAGTGACAATTTCAAAGTCACTGACATGTCCGTTATGGTCGTTGACGTTTCCTGATCCACGACTACTAACCCCTAATTTTACACCGCTGTCAAGCATAGTTTTAACTAGTTGACCCATTGGTGTAGGTAATATCTTTAACTTGCCATAACCGCAAGGACCATCCATCCACATATTTTCAATCATATGTGAAACGCGATCTAAATTAATTTTCAAATCATCTGGATGGTCTACTTCACCTAATACAGAATGACCTGTTTTGATTTGTTCGTTGATAGTGCCTACTGCTTTAGCAATTTCATGTACCGGATATACACGCTCGTTAGCGTTTCTAACGCCACCCTCGATGCAAATACCCTTCATATAAAGAGTCTTGCCGGATCCATCCGCAGCTTCCTCAGACTCTAATACTACTCGAGCCTGAGTAAAGCTAAGATGTTCCTTGAGATAAGTGTTGCGAGCCATATCTATGGATTAACCTTTTGGAAAAGGTGTGCGTGTGTTAACACCAGTTGCTTGGGCCAAATGTGGCTTAGTTGCTGGTTCTTGCTTGCTACCGTCTTTTGCTGGGACGTTTTTAAACTTGTTTGCGCCTGGAAGATCGCCACGACCTTTGTCAGCATAACTTGTTGGAGCTTTGTAAGCGGATGTGCCATCTGGATTAGCTTCGGCAGCTACATTGCGTACTGGAGCACCTTGCATTCCGGCTGCGCCAGAATTGAAAGCTGTTGTTGAACGCTTGTTTACAAAACTTGGCTCTGTTGTTTCTGGTTTTGGAGCTGCTTGTAAGCTAATATTTTCGCTCATCGGCACATCTTGGAATTCAGATGTATCATCATCCATATAAGCGTCGCCGCCTACTTCACCGTCAACTGGCTCCATATCGAAACCATCTTCGTCGCCATCAACTTCTGCTTCGTCGCCCATAAGAGCTTCAAATTCAGCCATTAATTCGTCTAATTTATCTTCTAAATCAACAACGCGATCTTCGATATCTTCTTCGCCATCATGTCCAGCTTCGATATCGTGTGTTAAATCTTCGCCATCTTCTTCTGCTTCGTCGTCGAATTCTGCTGTAGACTCTTCTTCGCCTTCTTGCATTCCTTCTTCTTCTGTTTCAACTTCGCGCATTAAATCTTGGCTAGCTGACCCGGAAGTTTCGCCCATATCTTCTTCAATAGACTCTTCTTCTTCTTCCATACCTTCGTCAGCACGATCTTTCTTGTCATCATACTCGATGTCTTTAGCAACTTTTTTACCTGCTTTTTCAGCGTGATCGTCTTCTTCAGCATCAGACTCTTCGTTCATTAAATTCTCATAGATTTCGCGTGATTTCTCAACTACGATATCATGGAATAATTCTTTGGCTTTCGCCTCTTCATCGTTAATTACATATTCAATTAACTGTTCAAATTTCGATGTCATTTAATTCTCCTTTAGAATGGCTCGTAAATTTATTTACTAAAGAAGATTAATATTAGTGTATTATGGGGAGAAATATGGGTATTTTATGTAATTTTTATTACATTGCTGGCTCAGGGGCCGGCGCATACTGCATTTGAATATATTTTAATTTATCTTTAAATTCTATTTCACGAAGCTCGTTCATTTGGCGTAACTTGCGAATTTGTTTTAAAGTAAGACGAGTTTTACGCAACTGACCCATTTGAGGTTGGGTGTTGTCATTGGATAAATCCTGATATGGCTCAGGACTTTTCTCGTAAATTTCATTTAAAATCATAGTATAGTATTTAGCTGACTTGGTTAGGATTAAGCGCCAGCGCCACCAGCGGCTGGGCTACCTGCCGACCCGCCAGGAACTGTTGTAGGCATTGGGCCAGCACCTGCTCCGCCATCAGCTTCTGCGGTTCCTAATCCAGAATCTGCTATTTCTTGGCCAGTTTCAATATCAGCATCCATGCCAGCTGGAGTTACACCAACAGAGCGTAAATCTTGACCTGATGTATTATTAAGAGATGCTAAATCGCGTTCTTCTTTCCACAATGTTTCATTTTCAAGTACTTCTTCATCAGTTAACCCTAAGTAGCGTTTAAGTAAAAAGCGTTTACTCATATATGGTAATGGCTCAATAGCTGTAAAGGTTGCTACACGAGCTGTGTCTAATTCTGATTGACGATAGCTAGCAAAATTTTGTGGTTCTGTTAAACGAATATTAAAGATTCCACTGTCAATACTAAAGCCTCTCCAGCGTAAAAATAGCTTAAATTCGTCATCTAACTTCTGCATAATCAGCTTTTGTAAGCGTTCACAGTACTTGTTAAAGCGGAATTCTTGGATTAATGCTGTGCCTACTTTACCATCATTCATTGCGGCTCCAGAATCGTCTGGTCCTGTTGGCAAATAGCTACTTGGCACACGCAATCCGCGGGCCATTTTGTTATTAAAATATTTTAAATCGTCAATTTCGCCAAGGTTTTGACCGCCTGGAAGCACTTCAACAGAGCTACCACGGCCTTCACTTGTTTGTGGGAAGAAGTAATCTTCGTTAACACTTAATGGATTATAGGATGCGTCCATCATGTTAGCGCCGCCGCCCGTTACAGTAGGAATTCTGCGCTGATGCATCTCATTTTTAACACGCTCAACAAAGGCCATAGCCATATGACTTGGCATATTACCTACATCGATTTTAAATAAACGTCGTTCTGGAGCTCTTTGTACACGATAAATGAGTACAGAATCTTCTAATAATTCTTTTTGTTTGTAAACTTTATAAATGTTTTCTAAAATACTTTGTCCGAATGGCCAAAAGTAATCTAAACCTTCATTTAAACTTAAATGTACAACGTGTTTGGCGTCGATACATGATTCATTCATAGCTTGAGTAAAGCGCCCAGTGCCGCCACCGCCACCACCGCCACCTCCGTTTGGAGCGTTATAGTTATTACCAGTAGTAACAGATCCAGTTGAACGGCTCACATAATAGTCTGACGTTGTTTTAGACGCCATAGACATATTTTGAAAATTAGGATTAATGTCACGAATAATATATTGTTCAGGGCGTTTGCCTTCTGACTCGTTAACAATAATACGAGCTACTTTAATCATATCAATCCAGTACATTTCAAATGTTTCTGGATCGCGAACAAATACTTGATCGCCATACTTAATAGTATTACGGAATAATTTAAAAATACGCTGATCTAATTTATTAAGTTTAGTCCATTGTATTAATTGTTTTTTAATAATTTCAATTTCATGATCAGTTGGCTGATCTGTAAAATCAATATCAAAAGGTGTACTGTTATCTAAGTTTGCTTGTGTACTAAATTCAGCAATAATATCTAAGCAAGCGTTTACTTCAGAATCACAGTCCATATTTTCATATTGATTGTAACGCTCTAAACGATTAGGATGTCCTGAATAAACTTCAGGAAGACGGCTTGCGTAATTACGAAACGCAAATTCATTTCTTGTGCCACTTTCAAAATCAGAACCAGGACGATTGTATCCAGGAAGCCCAAAATTGTTTTTACCAGAAATTGGACTTAATTGCCCTAGTTGGTTTGTGTCTGCGATTTTGAAATACTTACGCCAGCCCTGGCGGCTATTACCGTTAGTTGCCATTATTTGTTACCTTTAGTTTAGAAGCTCTACGAGCTTCTATTGTTTTTCTATACGATGCTTGTCTTTTAGCAATAGTTTCAGAACTTAGTTTTTTACCATACATACCATTATTTTTTCCGCTTGCAGCTTTTTTCTTTTTCTCTCGTCTATCAGTAGCAAGCGTTGGATCTTGTTCTTCTGCTTTGCGTCGTTTTTCTATGGTAGCATTGAATGAGGCTGTTCTTTTTTCTATTGTTTGTTTGCTTAACTTGCTACCAGTCAAGGATGTTGCTATTTTATCTCGAGTTTTTTGAAGCACAACGTGCCCTGTAAGAGTTTTGGCAATTTTATCTGCTACTTCTTTACTTGTAGTGCCTTTATAATTTTTGCGTTGTTCTTCGGTGCGAATCTTGCCTCTATTTTTATTGCTTATTGCTTGTTTAGCTTCTTCGCTATGCTTCCAACCAGCAAAACAAGCCCACTGATTAATTTTAACATTATCTAAAATACCGCCGTCAATTTTGCGGCCGTGCTTTGTAATTAATTCTTTTTCAAATTCTTTAGCTTCTTCGTTTGTTAAATTATCTTTAATAATAACTCTACGGTCTAACGGTGGTAACACTATTTTATGTTTGCTGTTAATACGGTTGTTTTTACCTTTACCAATATAATAAGGAACGTTATCCTTAGTCAAATATTGGTAGACATAGTAGTTACGCCCGTTTTTGCCGTCATTAATTGCCATAGTTTTATATTTAGTTGTTTAGCTTTGTCGCTGTAATATCTTACGTGATGTATCACTATGCTTTTGCATGCCGTTTATAAGCTGTTCTAATTTGGCTATCTTCATAGTTGTGAGCTTATTAATTTCAAAAGAATTATCGTCTGCTCCTATATTTTGTATCGGTATCGTTCTGCCGTCTGGTAATGGAACTACCGCTTCGTTACCATGTAACATAGCAGCATAACCGCCTTTAGGACCGCTTAAAATACCGCCATTTGCGGCTGATTGCATTTTGCCACCGCCGGATCCAGCTTGAGCCATTAGCGATGCTACTTCTTTGCCGCGATTACCTACTTGTTGAAACCATTTGCTATCTCTTAATCCTGCGGCCGCTCCGGCAAAGTCGCCGGCGGCAAGAGCCTTAGCTGTATTTGGAAATTTATTCCACCACTGGCCCATATTAAATGCCAAATCAATCATGGCACCTTTACCAGCTTCATTAGCTTTATCCCATCCTGGAGTTCTTTGTGCTATCGAATAATGTTTAGCAAAGTCTTGCTCAAACATATCCATAACTTCTTTTTGGCTAAATTCGCGATTCATATCAGACGGTAAAGATTTACCATTGCCAATTAAGTGGCCTACCCCTACAGTCCATAGTCCCAGTGAATCTTGATATGGTCTAGTTTTTAAGCCTTCATGCTTAATAATCATTTGCTTAACGGCATCCATACCTGCTACTAGTGTGCCGCCGGCGGCACTAACTACACCGCCTGCTGCCGAAGCTCCAGCACCTGCGGCTCCAGATATTATATCTTTAGCTTTTTCAATTATCGAAGGAGCTGTTGACGCTCCGGGTGTTGCGGCACCTGCCGGACTGGGAGCTGATACAGGAGCTGAAGGAGCTGTCGAAGGAGCTGCTGCTGGCAAAGAAGGACCCGAAGGAGCAGCTTCTACCGTAACAGAACTAGCCGGGGCGCCGCCACCTACAGCTTTTTGTAATAATGTACTACCTCCGCCTACTTGTCCTTCTTTGCCAGCTACTTGACCAGCAGTACCTACGATTTGTTGTGCTACAGAAGTAAGAGCTTTGAATACGGCAGTAACTGGTTTTACACCTAGATTTGTTAATTTGTCTAACGACTGTGTGGTATCTCTTTGATTTTGTCTTAGCTTAACTTGACTTCCTGTTTGGCTATCAACAGCATCTATTTGATCTTGTTGTTGTGCTGTTATAGTTTCTTGCGACTTGGTAGCATCTTTAATTGTGCCAGAAGCCATTTTAGCATATTCATGCATGTCGCCATAAGTTTTACTAAAATTACCAACAGTACCTAACATCGATTGTTCGCCAGCTGTATCTTTGGCTCCTTCAACCATTTGTTTTTGTATTACACCAGCGTCTTTAACACCTTTGGTTATCGATTCAGCGGCTTTTGGCAATCCGCGTTGGAATCTTTGATAGCCTGGACTGTTTACTGCTCCTGCTAAAAATTGCGAAGCATCGTCGGCCATATGTTGGCCACCTTTAGCAAAAGCGAATTCAATAATTTCTTTGTTGCGTTTTATTTCGGCTTTAGCTGATTCATCTCCAGCATCTGCTCGTTGTTGTAATTCTTGCGTTTTAGCATTAAACTGTTGTTGCGCTAATGCGTGTTCGTAGACTTTATTTTGTTGTTCAGCATTTAATCCTGTTAACTTTGTTAACCGATCTTGCTCCATTATAAAATCTCTGGCGCTTTCTTTTAATTCGTCATTAGTTTGAGTTTTTGTTGACCCACTTAACTGCTGAAGTTTTATATAATTAGCAATGCCGCTGTTAATGTCATTAACAGTCATGCCCATATTCATAAAATTAGTTTCTAAATCTGAATTTTTTATTGATGCTGCTACATCAGAAAACTGTTTTGCTCCTTGTGCCGCTGTACCGCCAAATGTTGCTAGTGTAGTGGCATTTTCCTTCATTAACGAACCGTACTCTTTAATTTCAGCTACGGTATATCCTGCTGATTCAAGATTTTTAAAAGTATCGCTCATTCCGGTTACTAAACCAGAACGACTTATGCTTTGATAATTTTGAAATAATGCGTCAGCTTGTTTGTTGATTATTGTAATAGCTTTTGCGGCCGCATTAGCTGCTTTTTTAAGAGCATCTCCTACAATAGGTACTTGCTGAGCAAAGTTACCTAACGCTTGTCCGCCTGCTTCTACTGTGTCGTTATAAACACTTAATCCAGATTCGCCTTTGATTAAAGCCGAACCCATTTTTAACGCTGATCCTTTTAGTTGATCTAAACTATTTTTTAAATTATCTGTATAATTTTTAATGCCAGTAGAGGCATCTTTCATAGCCTTAGTTAAATCGGCGTCAATAGGAATACCGTCGGCAAGTTTTTGATTATACTCGTCAATAATTGCTTGTGCTGCGGCCGGATCAAATTTTGCCATTTTTTATGTTTAACTTTGTTTTGCTAATATTTTGTTAGTAATATCATTTTGTTTGCTCATTACTCTAAGCATTGAGTCCAATTTTTCTAATTCCATAGAAAGTAGCGCAACTTGATCTTTTGATCCAGCTCCTCCGCCGCCACCTTTACTTTGTACTGGTATTGTTTTGCCGTCTGGTAGTGGAACCACCGCTTCATTACCGTGTAGCATTGCTTGATATCCACTCTTTGGCCCGCTTAAAATTCCACCAGTTGCCGCAGACGGCATTTGTATATGTGGAGGATCTCCCGGTAATGGACTAAATCCATATTGTCCTAATAAGCCTGAAGATTGTAAATCAGCTACTTGACTTGAATTAATATCCAATGCTTTGCCAACATTGTGTAAACTTTTGCCAGGCGCAGCTTTTGGGTTGCCACCTGAATTTACATTAGCTTGTTCATCCATGGATCTAAAAGCAGAATTAACTTGTAATTTTTTACCAGTTGAACTAAAGTATGCGCTGGCCATTTGTACAAAATTGTTTAGTACCGTTGGATTCAATTGTTGGAAATGTGTTTTGTCGCCAGTACCGCCTGAGAAATTTATAAGGCTATCCAGTGTTGCGCCGCTAGTTGAAGGAGGTGTAATAGGTGTAACTTTTGGCGGTGCTGGTGCTCCTGGAGCTGCTCCTGCGGCCGGCGCAGCTTCTCCGCCTATTCCAATTTTTTGTAATAATGTACTACCGCCACCCACTTGACCTTCTTTGCCAGCTAATTGCCCAAGTACGCTGGTTAATTGTTGGGTTACACCTGCTAATCCCGATAACCCTCTTGTAACTAATGGCACACCAACGTTAACAATTTTGTCAGTAGATTGTGTTATGTCTCTTTGATCTCTTACTGTATCAACCATAGAACCAGTAGCAGAATCAGTTGCTGCTATTTGTTCTTTTTGTTGATCAGTAGCTTCTTTATTAGCTACCGCATAATCTTTTGTTGACGCCGCTGCTAATTTTCCTACTTCTTGAATAGGTGTAAAAATTTCATTAAATTTTCCATAGATACCTAGTTTAGATTGATCTGCCGCCAATGTTTTAGCATCACTAACTAATAAATTTTGTGCTTTACCTACATCTAACCCGCCTTTATCTAAGTAATCAGCGGTTGTAGAAAAACTTCTTTGGAACGCTTGATAACCTTTTGAGTTAACTGCTCCGGCAATATAAAGTTGAGCTTGTTTAGCAGCTTCCGGACCGCCTTTGGCCATAGCAAATTCAATTAATGCTTTGTTTCGTTTTAGTTCTGCTTTGGCTTGTTCATCCCCTGCGGCTGCTCTTTGCTGTAATTGATATGTTTTAGCCGCAAATTGTTCTTGTGCTAATGCGCCTTCATAAATTTTATTTTGTTGATCAGCAGTTAACCCAGTTACTTTAGTTAATTTGTCTTGCTCTATAATAAACTCAGTGGCACTTTGTGCTATTTGTTTATCATTTTGTTGTTGCGTTGATCCGCTTAACTGTTGTTGTTTTATATAATTGGCCATACCACTGTTGATATCACCAACAGTCATACCCATACGCATAAACTGAGTTTCTATCTCAGAGTTTTTAATAATTTTTGATGCTTTAGCAAAATCAGCTGCTCCTTGGGCGGTAGTACCGCCTAGTGTAGCTAATGTTGTGGAATTTTCTTTCATTAGCGAACCGTATTCGCCAATTTCTTTCATTGTATAACCAGCCGCTTGTAAATTCTTAAATGCGTTGTCCATACTAAGAGCAACACCAGAACGGCTCATAACTTGATAATTTTCAAACAATGAATCTGATTGTTTAGCTGCAGCATTTTCATAAGCTGCTGCCGCTTCTGCTACTTTACCTAATGCGTTACCGACAACAGGAAGTTTCTTAGCCCAATTACTAAAAGTTTTTGCGCCTTTATTGATTGTATCGCTATAAACAGCAGCACCTGATTCTCCGTTGACCATGGCCATGCCAAGAGATTTCAAACTGCCAACAAGTGCTTCTTGACTAGCTTTTAAGTTTTTTGAATAGTTTTTGATGCCCGTAGAAGCATCTTTCATGGCTTGATTCAATTCAGCCGAAATTGGAATACCGTCAGCTAAATGCTTATTGTAGGTATCAACAATATCTTGAATTTCTTTTGGGTCGTATTCTTCTGCCATAATTAATATTTATACAAGGAAAATCCCATGATTTCAAACAATCCATTAAGTCAATATTTTAGACAACCAGCAATTTATATCAAATTGCCTAGCCAAGGCAAATACTATCCCCCAGGCGCATTAGATATGCCGCAAACAGGGGATTTACCAGTGTTGCCCATGACTGCCATTGACGAAATCACTTATCGTACACCAGATGCGTTATTCAGCGGCCAAGCCGTTATTAATGTTATACAAAGTTGTGTTCCCAATATCAAAGATGCTTGGTCTATCCCATCGATTGATATCGATACTATTTTAGTAGCTATTCGTATCGCTAGTTACGGGCATGAAATGGAGTTTGCTACACAATGTCCAGCTTGTAATAATACCGACGATTATGGTGTTGATTTGCGTACGGTATTGGATCAAATGAAAGCGCCAGATTATACAGCATCGATACATCAAGGCGATATTGAAATCTTCTTTAAGCCAATGACTTACAAAAACTTGTCAGATAACAATAAAATTCAATTTGATGAACAGCGTATATTCCAAAGTATTCCTACAGATGGCACCGTAGATACACAACAAATTACAGCTATGTCACAAGCTCTTAAAAAGATGACTGAAATGACAGTTGTAGCATTATCACAAAGTATTATGACAATTAAAACTCCAAGTGCTATGGTAACAGAACCCGAATATATCGCTGAGTTTATGGCAAACTGTGACCGTGCGTTGTTTAATCGTATTCAAGATTATGTAATTGAACATAAAACACAAGCCGAAATGCAACCAGTCACTATTAAATGTAGTAAATGCGAAAATGTATATAAACAAAATATTACATTGGACATGACAAGTTTTTTCGGGCGCGCCTCCTAACCTTGGATTCTGAGGGTGTCGCCAAATATGTTGACGGCATGGACGAAGAAATAAGCGGGATTAGATCTGAGGCGTTACGAATGGTTTGGTATATGCGTGGTGGGCTATCTTACGAAACAGCATTACAACTAAGTGTCGCTGAACGCAAAATCATTGGTCAATTAATACAAGATAATATGGAAACAACTAAGAAGTCAGGACTTCCTTTCTTTTAAGTCATTCGTTTCCTAAAAACTCTAAACGATTTTTATTTTGATTTATATTAAGTCTTATTTAAAAGATTAGCTACGCTAATCCAAGATTCGCTTTGCAGCTCATCTTATTTTTTTATTTGCTTTTAGAAGCTCTTCATGTAGAATAGTTCAGTCGTAATTCACCGTAAGCACGGTGAAAAACAAAGACTACTTCATGTTAGACGTCCCTGTCGTTTATTAAAAGAGATTGTATTTACATACACAGAGGCGGTTGACCGGTACCCCTTACCCTAGCTTCACATTATCAACGGAACCCTAGTAACCCGTAATAAATCCAAGTCCTATAAGCATGGGTCGTATCTGTTTCAACGGAGCCCAAACCATTTGATGCCTTAAGTTAGCAACTTTCCTTTACACGCAAGATTCTAGACCGGGTATCTCACCGTTCCGCAATGCGAGTCGAGCTACCCCGACCAAACAATGTGTTTTATGATGCCTTACTAAGATGCCTGTATTACTATTTTTGTGTGTTTGCGATGTTAGCTGATTGTTCTTCAAATAAATCTGTGAAGTTTGTTTTAGATGCTCGTTCTTCTTGCTGTCTTTTTATCGCTGCCTGATGTTTCAGCCGTTGCTCTGCCCAATACTTTTCGTCTGCCGGTTCAAATTTGTGTGACATTAAATTTTTCCTTTTATATGACTACCATGTACACGCACTTGTATGTGCCCGTTATAGTAATCATCAGATTCTAATACTTTGCGACTAAATTGTTCACGAGCCTCTACATAACTACATTCAGCCTTGGACCTACAATAGTATAGTATTTCTCTCGTAAAACTGTTGATGCCTAACTTTTCGATGTCTTCGTTTAATTCTATGTTGCTGCCGTAATATAGTTGCCAGTCGCTGTCTATTTTCGATTTAATTTTCTTGCGTTTTTTGTTGCCGTTCTTTTGTTTTACTGTTTTATATGTTGTTTTACTAAATTTTGCTAATTTTTTACCAATATACTTCCTACCAGTGAGATTATTTGTAATTAGATAAACAAATCCAACACAATCTTCCGGTAACGCTTCAATAATTTTATTTTCGAAAAGCCAAGACATGGACTAATAGTTATCGTCTTGACCTTCGAATGTGTAAATTTCATTAGACTATCTCAATATCTGTGTTATAGCTTGTAAATCCACCTTCTTTAACTACCTTAAGAATATTTTCTACACGCCCTGCTAGCTCGTCTCTATGTGACACAAGCCAAATACTCTTATGTCGTTCTCTAGACATTTGTTTTAATAGTGCTAATGCTGACTCTACACCTTGCGTATCTAAGCCGTTGTCAATCATTTCATCAATAAACAATACATTAATTGGTGTGTATAGTGATTCAAACACATCTCTGAAAGCCCACGCCATACTTAGTATCAAACGGTTTCTTTCACCTCTACTCAGATTATCAAAATCTAGCTCACGACCTAGTTCTTCGATGCTAACAGTTAAGTCATTTTGGAATACTACGGTATGTGGCAGTCCAATACGATCCAAATAATGAGTTAACCTTGAGTTTAAGTAAGATAAGTTTTGTTCAATAATCTTTTTACGAATAAAACTATCCTTGCTAGTAAGCAATTTAAGTAAGAAATCTTGGTGTTCTTGTAATTTTGTTAAGTCATTAAGTGTTTCATACGATACTTCTTCTAAAGCAGTATGTGTCATTTCATCAATCTGTTCGCCATACGGATCAACTTCAGCATTTTTGCTAGTAATTTGTGTTTGTAATCCTTCAATAGTACTGCGATGCTGAATTGCTTGTTCTTCTGTATCATAAAATAACTTAGGAGGCTTACCTAAGACGCCCAGGGCTTCAAGGGCAATCTCCAACTCTGATAAGAGCTGTGTATGTTCTGTGAAATTCGTTCGCGCACCATCCAAATCTCCCTGCTTGCTTGCCAATACCGATTCGTGCTTATCGTCATGGAAGGGCTGGCCGCACGTATGGCATTCATGGTTTTTAAGAGTTTCAATCTCCTTAGATACTTTGGAAATCGCTTTATCTTCCCGGGAAATGTCCATCTTCGTACGACTGATTTGAGTAGATAAATCGTTGATATCCTTCCTTTTTTGATCCCATGTTTTATGATCTTTGTGCGCCTGGATCTCTTTTTCAATGTCAATTTCCTGGAGCGATGATAATGCCCTCTCAAGTTCTTTGATATCTTCTTCATGTTTAGCTACCCATAGTCCTTGTCTGCGCTTTAAAGATTCTATTTGCTCTTCGATACGCTTATTGGCATCTTGAACAGCACGAATTCTAAATTCTTCTTTAGTAATATCTTCTTTGGTAGTACGATTTAGCTCTTTAATCTTTTCAGCTCGTTCACTAAGCATAGTAATACCAAGTAACTGCTCGATAATAGTACGCTGGTCGTTAGATTTTAGCGACAAAAACGGTTCAGTATAAGTGTTTAATACCATAATATGCTTAAACATATCGTGACTCATACCTAAAATACCTTCAATAGCATCTTGCGTTTCGCGACTATCGCCTTGTGCGCTATCTTCTGCTTCTGTTTCTTTATCGTTTACATAAAACTTTAACAGATTAGGCTTACGACCTCGTTCAATCTTATAAGAAGTGTTGTTGATTTCAAAATCAAGACTAACGAGCATATTTTTGCCATTAGTTTTGTTTACGAGATTGTCGCGTCTTATGTTGCTTAACGCTGTTCCATACATAGCGTAGCTAAGAGCGTTGATGATTGTTGTTTTACCAGTTCCGTTGCGAGATCCATCACCACCTAAGTCCAGATTTTCGCCGAGAACCAATGTTAAGTCTTGCCGATCAAAATCAATACCTTGTGTAGCATTTCCTACACTCATAAAGTTTCGAACAGTTAGATTTTTTATTTTTATCATAGGTTTTGGTAAATTTTTAATAATAACTTAGGATCATAAAATTCTGATTCTATGTTGGTAATTTGATCAGTTACAATTTGATCTACTGATTCAAATTTAACATCGCCAGGTGCTAAATCAATATCAATATCAGTACGCTTACTAGGAATTAATGCCATTTCACGCAAATTGTAATCTTTAATAAATGTTTCTTTAATAAAATTAGCTTCTTCGTAACTAATGTCGATATCTAACTCAACACGAACGTGCATATTTGGTACAAGTATATTAGCACCGTTGTCAATAGCTTCGCTAAGTTTCATAACACGATATAATGGTTGTCCAGGCCAAGCATGATATTGCTGTGGTTTGCCCCATTCTAATACCATCATGCCACGCTTATTATCTCCAGCATCAGCAAAGTTATGTGGAAAGCAATTACCAATGTAATTAATATTCCCTTTAGTTTGACGCAAATGAAAATGTCCTGAAAATACATTTTCGACACCTTTAAAATTATCTACGCTAATTT